ATTGTTCCAGTCGTCGGTGCCCACAATAATATTGTTGCCGCCGGTGATCCGCTGCGTTACCGTCTGGGTAATGCTGTCGGCTTTCTGGTCAATCGCGGATACTGATTCTTTAACGGTTTTGAATTCCCGCTTTGTGCTGTCCAGGACGTTGGAAATAGTTGTTGTCGTTTCTTCCAGACTGCTGACTTTTGTGCTGATGCTATTCGCCTTTTGGCTGATGCTGGAGACATCCTTTTTCAGGCTTTCCACCGTTGCTGTGGTGGCATAATCCTGCAATTTGCTGTCAACGGCATCCTTGGCAGCGCTGGTAGCGGTGTCCTTCACGTTGGCCGTTACCGTTTCAGTCACTGACTTGGTGACTTCGGTTTTGATCTCGTCAGCGGTCTGGGAAAACAGGCTTTTTGCGCTTTCCTGCGTCAGGTAGTCGCCGCTGCTGGCATTCCACGCGGTCGGCGCGTTGCCGTATTGCAGCATGGGGTGCAGCAGCGAAAACTTGTTGGTGTAGTTGCCGGTACCAGCGTTGGTGGTACCACTGCCCATATCCACCAGCTTTAAGGTGGCGTTGTCCGGCGGCGTCCACAGGCCATACCGCAGTACCCAGCCGTCCGTCTGCTCAATCTCCAGCTGATCAGTTGGCTTAATGGTTGCCCAGCTCTGGCTGGTGGAGTACCCCGCCGTGTAAGCGATTTCCATACAGAACTCATCCGCACCAGAAACGGGTTTGTACATAACAGACAGGCACAATGTCACGCCTTTTGCCACATACGCACCCACCGTTGTCCAGCGAAAATATCGGTTGGAGTTGGTGTTGGCCATGGTCGCCCCGCCGGTTAGTTCATAGGTAATAGAACTGCCGTCGCCGGTATTGCCTTTCAGTTCAGCGTTCTTGAAGCTCTCACTGCCCAGGATCAGGTTGCCGCCGCCGGTGATTTTGGTGTCTTTTTTCACCTCAGAGGAAAGCCCGTCCACCGTTGCTTTCAGGTCGGTATACTTTCCGGTCAGGTCGCTGGCCTTTACTTCCAGGCCGTCCACGCTGGTCTTGATCTCCAGCATCTTGCCGGTCAGGTTCTTGTAGCTCTGCTCATTTACGGCTGCGGTTCCGTCCCGTGTGGCGTTGCCGGTGGATTCCAGCGTGACCTGCTGACCGGATATTGTCCGGTTCATGATATAGGAACTCAGCACGTTTCCGCGGGCATCAGTGACAGATACAATGTTTCCAGGCGCGGGCAGGGGAAAATCCGCCGGGACGGTTACTTTGAGTGGTGTGTAGGTCACGCCCTGCATCGTTTCAAATATCGCCTGCGCGACCGGCTTCAGCGCATCCGCAGTGGCGGATGTCAGCAGCAGGTTGCCCTGGATAACCAAGGCATTTGATCCACTCTCATCGGACGGATACAGCACACCCACGTCGTCATCGCTCTGCCGGATCTGTACTTTGACGACCGGCGCGGTCTGAAACTTGTCATGCGACAGGCCGTCCCTTATGTATACGGTTGGCCCGATGCTCTGCGATGCGTTGTAATCTGTGTACCAGGCAAATTCGATTTTCCCGTCCGGCGTAGCCCGCAAGAAAGTGCATGATGCTTCGGCTACCCAGGCAAGCAGCTGGCGGCCGGTCAGATTGTCGGCATAAAAAGCCTGTACCAGATAGCTTCCATTGCGGGGCAGGGAGTTGTTGGCAATGGTTACGCCGCACCGCTGCGCTACCAGCCCGGCGAATTTCCACAATGTCATCGGAAACTGATCCTGAATGGATCGCAGCCAGGTAGACTGTACACCATCAAGCAGGGAGACTGCGTCATAGGCGTAGATTTTGTAGGTGTTGCGGGTCTGGCTGGTAGGTTTAACTGCCCAGTAGGTGCCCGCCAGGGTTCGTTGGCCGGATGTCTCCCGGTAGTGGGTCAGCCGGGTTCCGGATGTAATCGGAAGATCCGTTCCCGGCTCCACCCAGATTGTGATTTCCAGCTTATTGGAGCAGGCTGCGCCGGGACATAGGTCGGTGGTTTTGGATACGGTTTCGGTGCAAGTCAGGGAAAGGATAGCGTTCTGACCAACGGTGCCGGCGGCAATCTCAGTGCCGTCATCCAGCACCAGGATGTTCTTAACCATTCAGGCACCTCTTCAACATTCTTTGATTTCCAGATCCATGTCCCGCCAAACACCGGTTTTCAGCCGCTGCAGGGCCGCCCCGTAGTTGGAGCAGTAGCAGGTGCGGGTGGTTGTTTGTGCCACGTCTGCGGCGTCGCCGGGGATAGGGCAGGTAAACTGGAATGTGGTCTTGTTTTGCAAAAGGCCGAGCAGGTAGGCACAGTCGGCGTTATCAAGGTAGCTGTAGGTCAGGGTACAGGTCAGTACACCGAACCGCAGCACCTCACGATGGTAGACGCCCATCTCGTCGGCGCCGCTGTCACTGCTCTCAACGTCCGAAAACTTGATGGTGGGGGAGCCGGTGGGAACCGGTAGGGAATGGCTGTCGATTTGCAAGAGAGATGTGCGTTTGAGCATCAGTAGGCACCCCCCAGCATGATGGATTGCGACTGCCGCGCGCGGTTGAAGCTGCGATAGATCACGTCATCACCAATGACAATCTCACCGCCGTTTTCCTGCACCGCTTGCACGATGGTGCGGGCGGCTGCGTTGATGGCGTCGAGCACAGCATGGTCGGCCTGGCTGCCGACGGAATTGGCGGACGGTGTACCGGCCGCGATGGTCGAGCGGAGGCGGCTTGTGGATTGCAGCCCCAGGTCGTCCATGGCATCGGTGACATACCCGGCATTTTTTTCGATGCCAAGTGCCAGACCTTGAGGAATGTAGGGACCAACTTCAAATTGCATGAGTTTGGACGGCGACGCAATGCCGAAAAAGCTCTTGATGGCATTGAGGGCCGACTTTGCAACGTTGGTTGCCGCCTCCCACAATGCCCCCGCCATGGAGCCGATGCCGTTGATAATGCCTTGGATGATATTGGTTCCGAGACCATTCCAATCATTTACAATGAATGCGTTCCAGAGTTTCTGGGCTGCGGATTTTGCGAGAGACCATAATTGCCCGGGCAGCGCCTGAACAGCGCCGACAATTCCTGAAAGAATAGACTGCGCGGCACTTACTACACTGCTCAGCATATTTCGCAGGCCGCTTGCCATACTTGACACGGCATTTTTACCAATGGAAAGAAGCGCAGCAGGTAACTGAGAAACTGCCGTTTGAATAGCGGAAAACACACTCACGCCCGCCATTTGTGCATCATAGATTAGCGCGCGAATACCACCGGCCAAACTCTGAATCGCATTGCTGCCGATGCTTTGCAATGCCGAAGGCAGGTTTGTAATTGCATTTTTTACAGCATCGAATATAGATGTTCCTGCGGATTGTACGGCACTGACCATGCTTGTGATGCCGTTTTTGAGCATCGTAATAATGTTGCTGCCAAGGCTGATCCAGTTAAATGCCGTAAACACGCTGACAACGGCTTGTATAATCTGGGGGATATTGGCAATCAACGTGGGGATTGCCTGTATCAGCCCCAGCCCAAGCGTTACGATAATATGCAGCCCTGCCGCTAACAACTTGGGGGCATTGTCGTTAATCAATCCCGCAATATTTGTGACGATCTGCGGCACATATTCGATCAGCGTGGGCAGGCTATTGGCGATGCCCTGGGCAAGGTTTAGCAGCAAGTCGATGCCGGCATCCACAATGTTTCCGAAATTGGTGCGTAGGGTTTCTGTGAATTGCAGCACCATGGGCAGCGCCTGTGCCAAAAAGTTGGGGACGCCCTGCGCCAGCCCTGCACCCAGGCTTTGTAGCATTTGCGTTCCGACAGGTATCACCTGGAGCACAAGCGCAGACAGGATATTGCCGATTGCCGGGAGCAGATTGCCTGCCAAAAAGGTGGTTACAGTCTGTGCAAGGCCCTGCAATGCCGGGCCGATGTCGCGGCCAAGCGTTAAGTTGGCCATCACATTGCTGGCGGCCGCCTGCATGGATGCAAACGAGCCGGACAGCGTTGTCGCAGCCTCTTCGGCTGTGGTGCCGGTGATGCCAAGGTTGTCCTGGATAACGCCGATAGCGTCAATGATGGAGCTGAACGGCACGTCCTTGACCGTGTCGGCCGTAACCTTGACGGAATCACCCAGTACACCACTGTCGTTAATCAGACGGGCCATCTCGGACTGTGTGCCGCCGTACCCCAGCTTGAGGTTGTCCAGCATCGTGTAGTTGTCTTTGGCGAAACCCTGGTATGCGTACTGGATGGCGGACATATCGGTGCCCATCTTGTTGGCGTTGTCCGACATCTGGACAATGGCCTTATCTGCGTACCCGGCCGCCGCGGCGGTGTCCCCGCCCAGGCCCTGAAGCAGGGTGGCCGAAAAGCTAGTCACCTGCTCCATGTAGTTGTTGGCCGATACACCGGCCGTCCGGAATGCCTGATCGGCCGCCGCAGTCACCTGGGAAGCGCTGCCCTTAAACAGCGTTTCAACGCCGCCGATGCTTTGTTCAAGGGCAGCGCCCTCGGTCAGCGTCTTGCCCAGCGCTGCGCCAAGCCCCGCTGTGGTAATAGCAACTTTGATTGCCCCGGCCAGCTTGCCACCGATGCTCGCACCGGCGCTGGATACCGCAGCATCCCCGCCGAGGGCCTGCTCAATCCCTCCGCTGATGCCTCGAGCCGATGGGATGATCTGCACATACGCGGTTGCCACATCGGATGCCATACTTGTCACCTCTCTCTCTCTTAATGATCCGGGCACGTGCCCGCTCAAAGTCAGCCGGTGTGTTGTAGGCAACCGGCTTGCTATCGGATTGCTCTTCCTTGCCGCTGATTGCGTCCAGAACTGACGGTGGCCGCCTGCGCCCATGTGCGCCGTCCCTGCTCTGCATCCAGCACAGCGTAGTCAGCCGGTCGAGCATGGCGGCCTGCAGCATCTCGGCGTTCGTCACGCGCTCGCCGGACATCGCCAACCGGATGCGGGAATCACCCCGCAGGCCCGCAGCCAGCGTGGCCAGCAGCGGTACTGGCAGGGCGGTCATATCCAGCACGTGGTACGTCTCGGCCAGGTCGCAGATCAGCGCGTCCCGATCAGCGGCCAGCATGGCGGCAAGGACAATCAGTTTTTTGCCGGGGTGCCCAGTGCCTGCAGGATCTCCGTCAGCTCACGGTCCACGTCTTCAAGCGGAACGCGGCCAGCCTCATTGGTCAGATGGTCGTAGAGCTTGGCACGGATATCTTTGCCAAGAATCAGCAGACTGACGGTCGAATATTCCAGGCTGTTGCCGCTCTTCAAGTCGGCGAGAGCGTCCATCAGCAATGCATTGTTGAGCACATCGGGGTCAATCTCGCACGTAAAACCGGATGTAGTTGTAATTTGCATGGTGCCTCCTTAGCCTCTGGCGGTTCCGCCGATATACTCGTAGTGCGTGTTACCATCGCTGTCAGGCAGGGCGGTCAGCGTCATGCCCAGGGATACCGGATCGTTGTCCACGTAGGTGATGTCCTCCATCTCGGTGGGCTTGGCATTGGGGATAACCACACGGTGCGGGATGTTTCCGGCTGCAATCATCTCCACCACCCAGACGCTGGACTGCAGCTCCTTGCTGTTGCACTTGACAACCAGACCCGATCCGGTGTCGGTGCCTGTTACGTTATCATCGCCAAAATAAGATTTGAGCGCGTTCACGTTGAGTGATTCCAGCAAAGCCAACTTGAACGTGTCGGTCTTTCCGGTCTGCGGGGTCAGCACGGTGTCGCCGCCCCACGCCTTGACCTCATCGCTGTCAATGGACGTAGAGTTTGTCACGCCATCCTCAGACACATAGCCGAGGCACTTGTAAGCTTCGGCCAGTGCGGTGACGGCATCGGTAGGCAGGGCAGTGCCTGCCGGGGCGCGGAACAGAGCCCCGCCGACTTTGGGTTTTCCGGCGGTCACTTTGGTTACATCTGTAGGCATAGTAATATCCTTTCAGTTAATCGTAGTAGGTCACGTCAAATACCGCCTGATAGCGGTATGTTTTGCTTGATGCGTCAGTAAAATTGTAATCGCTGTTCAGGTGCACGGCGGCTACGCCGGGCAGCTGTGCTGCTCCAAACATGGCCGTTTTGACCTGTTCGTTCAGTTCTGCCGCGTGCAGCAGCGTGGGTGCATAGGACTGCACCGCCAGAATTGCGGTGTTGATGTAATTTTCCCGGCTTTCCCCGGTCTTTTCCAGCACGGCAAAGGTGCCCGGCGCACCGGGCGGCCGCTCCATATAGCAGGGCACGTCCAGTGCGCCGGACAGGTACTCCAGGATTGTTGCTTCAATCATTTTCAGCCCCTCACTTTCATCGCGCAGCCGAACACTTTCAGCAGCGTGTTGTTGCGGTAGTTGTCGCTGCGGGCTTCAGATGTGGACGGGTAGACGATGGCCGATGCGCGGGTCTTGCCCACATAACCGTCATCCGCCGCATAACCGTCCCCGGCTGCGGAGGCTTTCTCCTTGGCAAGCCGCACGCACTCGTCCATGATTTCCCGGCTTTGCATCAGCTCCCTCACGCCCTTGCGGTTGAGTTTGATGCGCAGCTTACCCATACTTCTCCACCTTCACCTTCTTGTTCCAGCACAGCGGGATCAGGTTCTCAATGCCCTGCACCACATCGCCGTAAGTCCGGAATTTTTGCCCGAAGAGCTCCACCGTCACGTTGTGCCAGTCGTTGGCGTCTCCCTTGGGCAGGGCCAGCGTATAGGCCAGCCGCCTGCCGTAGAGCTGCAAATCGTTGACGATGTCCTCCGTAGCAGGTTCGCCCACCAGCACGTTGTGTACAGTGACTGGTGTTTCAGTGTAGATCGGCGCGTGGAAAGCGTCCTCGCCGGTCTTGGTCTTTTCGTACAGGATGATGTCGATACCCTTCAGCATAAGTCCTCCAGCGGGCTGTGTGCGCCCAGCCTGCTGCCGACGCCCAGCAGCTTCTTTTCCAGCTTGGAAAGGTACAACTCTCCGACCGAGCCGCCGGATACCGTCCAGCTCTGCTGGTAGCCCAGCGCCGATGCGGACGCCTGGGTGGCGCCCATTGGGTACATGGCGGCGCCCTGCCCGCCGGTGCCCGCGTCCAGTTGGCGGCGCACCATGCGGCAGGATACCAGCTGTTTGCGCTCAAACGGGGCGTCCTGGCTGTATGCGTCGATGACAATGCCGGCTTCGGCCAGCAGGGCGCTGCAGAGCGTCTTTTCGTCATCGCTCAGCGTGCGGAACCCGGCTTCGACCTCTTCCACGGTTGCATAGACCATTGCCATCACCTCATTTCCTGGCGGCGGCTTTCTTCTTCGGGGCCGGGGCGGCGGTCTGCTTGGCGGCGGTCTGCTTGGTGGTGGGCTCTTCGGCGGGCTCTTCGGCGGGCTGCTTGGCGGTGGGCTCTTCAGCGGGCTCTTCGGCGGTCTGCCTGGCCGGGGCGGCGGCCGCCGGAGGATCCACGCGGGTATGCCCTGCCGCCAGATATTCAGCTTCCCGCTCCGGGGCAACGGCCATCAGGGTGCCGGTCAGGCGGTTCTTGAATTCAATCATGATCAGGACCCCGTTTTGGCTGCGCCGGTCAGCTTGTTGAACACCGTGGTGTCGCAGCGGAAGCCGACTTCGATCTCGGCGCGCACGGCGAACATGTTCTGTTCAAACAGGTTGATGGTGGTGGAACCGTCGGTCAGGGTGGCCTGGTCGGAAATGGCGATCTGCACGCCCTCCACGGTGCCGTATACAGCCTGGCTCCAATCGCCCGCAAAGCCGACAACGGCGGCATCGCTGGCCGTGTTGGCCGTGTAGGCACCCTTGCTCTGGCGCACCTGCGCGCCCAGAATCATGGGCACTGCGCCTTCGGCCACGCTGTTGATGAACAGGGGACGCTTATTGCCGTCCACCGCGTTCAGCAGGATGGCCTTGCCCTGCGGGGCCAGCACCCAGCCGTTCAGAATGCCGTCATGGGCGGCGATGTCCGCATCGGCGGCAACCAGACCACCGTAGGCATTGGTCAGGATGCTCTGGGCCGTGCAGGCTTTCAGGGTATCGAAGTTGGAGCCGGGGGCTTCCACCGCCCCGAACACGGTCTGGTCAAACTTTTTGGCCAGAGCGCCGGGCAGGCGCTGCACCAGCTGGTCATACAGGGCGGGCACATCGCGGCGGAACTGGTTGGAAAACGGCACAATGACGGCCAGGGTATAGGGCGTCATCTGCTTGGTGGCCAGGGTGCCGCGCTTGACCGGCTTTTTCTCGGTCTCGCCGACCCAGCCCGCTTCGGGGTCGCCGGTGATAACGGGGATGGTTACGCCCAGGCCGGGCAGCGGAATCTGCCGGGCCAGTGCCATGATGGCGCTGGATTCCTGGGTTTTCTGCAAAATTTCGCTGGACACGCTGCCCGGCAGGGAAATAGTAGTCGTGCGGTTGATGTCAATAGATGCCATACTTTTGCTCCTTTACTTTGTCACCTGGTCAAACCACGCGGCGAACTGCTCGCGCGTGGAACCGGTTGGGGTTTTGTTCGGGTCGCCGCCGTCGCGGACGTTGGGGTAGCCGCCGGGGGCAGCATCAAAGGCCCAGGCTTTTTCTTTGGTCAGGGCATCCAGCGCGGCCTTGATGTCGGTGGTGCGGTCCTTGCTGGCTTTCAGCGCGTCCACATCCAGCATGCCGCGGATGGCCTTCACGTCACGCCCGTGCGCGTCACGGATTGCGCCGTCCAGGGCGGAATCAAAGGCAAAACTGTCGGCCTGGTCGGCCAGCTGGCCCTGCAGCTTGGTGATCTGGCCTTTCAGGTCGGCCACGTCCACGCCCTCAAAGGCTTTCAGGCCGTCTTTGGCGGTGTTCAGCTGGGTGGTCAGGTCGTTCACCTGGGTCTGCAGGTTGGTGGCTTTGGTCTTTTCGGCGGTGACGTCCCTGCCGTTTTCGCCCATCAGCCAGTCCAGCTGCTCATCGGTGATGTTGGGGATCTGCTTCTTTACGTCTTCGCGTTTCATGTTGTGTCCTTTCTGCCTGCGCTTTGTTTACGCGGGTCGCATCCGCCCTGGCTGTACAGTTTTACGCCGTGCCGGGCAAATTTGGGTATGAAAATTGCCCGCCCCGGCCTCGTGCGGCCAGATACAGGCATGAAAAAAGCACGGTGCATTTTTTGCACAGTGCTTGTGGGTGCTGGGAAAGAGCTTACGGCTTAACTTCCACGCTGGGCAGGATGTCCGTGTGGAAATAGAGCTTGTAGTGATACGGATCGGTATGGGTGCCGGTGATGTCCTCGACCACATACATGGTGTATTCGTTCAGATAGATGTAGTTCTTGCGGTAGGTATCGGGGCCAATTTTCACTGTGCAGACCAGCTCATTGTTTGAGTTGTTGGAGATGGACATGTAGCCCTCTGCTTCCATGATGATCTTATCGGTGCGGGCGTTGTAGACGGTGATCTTGCGCTCGCTCTCAAAGTAATCGGCCTGCTTGGAGATGTTGGCATTGGCCTTGTCGGCCTCCGAACAGCCGCACAGCAGGATAGATGCGGCCAACGCGAGGGCGAGAAGAATCTTTTTCATGATGCTTTCCTTTCTGTTTTTGGGCAAACAAAAACCACGGTGCGGGTGCATCGTGGTCAGAATATAAAAATCACTCAACGCCGGGAGGGAGTTCCCCAATTTCTTTCAGCACATCGTAAGCAGCGCGAGAAGCAAGCTGGGCCGGAGGCGCAGGGCTGTCCAGCATATCGCACATCTCGTCGTATTCGTGGTCAATCGGATGTTCGAGAAGCCACTTCTGCATTTCTGCAATCCGTTCCGGTGTAAGCCGACTACTCATAGAATCTCACTCCGTTCTCTTGAAGTTCTTTGATGGCTTGCCAGACAAGTTTTTCAGCCTGCTCAAGAAGCTGCTCGTCTGACAGTTCCGCACGGGGGATATTTTTCAGCCGGTCTATTCCGGCGTTCAGCTGCCAAACAATGTCTTTTGCCGCAACGGCATCGTAATCAGCGCTTTTCTCGACCGCATAGATGTGTCCGTTATGCCCAATGGCCGTCATGAGTTTCAAGTTCTCATTTTTGGCGAAGCTCGACAAGTCACCATGGGAGAAAATGTCACACGCAGGGTGCGTATGTATGACGGCATAGGGTACATTAAAGTTGGGCAGCTTGACAGAGTGCCCCTCTGCGCTGCCGACGACATCCTGCGTCAACGGCTTCATGTTCAGGTCGAACGCCTTGCCGACTTCAACACCGGGCGGCTGTTTTGCCGCAGTCATGAGCAGTCGTTTGTGGGCGCTTTGAAGTTGTTGCTGCTTTGCACCGTCCAGAGTTTCGCAGTTGAACGACTTGACATTGCTGATTGACTGCATTGTAACAGGTTTTGGCTCCATGTTCAAGCTAGAATAAACAGAGAAGTTTTTCCTTGCCACATACGCCGCCCTTTTCTGGGCGTTGATAGCGTCTTTCCGGGCTGCATAATCAATGCGCCGCATTTTGTTGATATCGCCGCCTGCTGCATTGTACTGGGCCAGATACTTGTCCGGGTCATACCCTGCCACGGTGGTGTTGTGGTCAAACCGGATGGCAAACTCACAATCGCAGTTGGCGTGGATGTGTTCTGCGTGGCCGCCTTTCAGCACTTTGCTGCTGGCTTTCTGCCAGCCGTTGCTTGCCAGTGTGATGCAGAACGGGCAGGTATCGCCGTGCGGCACCCAGGCCCACTCAGCCCCGTCCCGGACGGCGTTTTTCAGGGTGGTATCGGCCCCGGCACGCTTGACCAGGCGGCTGACGCCGTTGGGCAGGTTGGCCGGGTTTTGGTTCTTGGTGGCGTTCACCATGCGGGCAACCTCGCCGTAGTCTGCCGGTATGGCAGGCTCGGCGGCGGGCACCCCGGCGTTGGCCGCTTCGGCCAGTGCATCATACATCTGGCAGGCCAGCTCGGCGCTGCCCTCGCCGTATTTCGTCACAAGTCCGTAAGCGTAGGCAATCAGGTCGTCCGTGCTTTCGGTGCCGTGGGTGTCTACGTACTGCCGCATCAGCTGCCCGGCTTTCTGGTTCAGGCGGGACAATCGGGTGATGTACTCATTCCAGGCGTTGGCTGT